GCTCGGTGAAAGCGCCTTCCCACCAAACAAACGGTTCAATGGGTTTTGCAAAAGGTGTTAGCAAATACTGCATTGGCGCTCTCTGTGGGAAATAATAAAGTGAACAGATTTTGTTTGTGTTTGTGAACCGTTGTATGTCAACTGATGCTGCATCCAAGAGTTAGCAAACAAGAACGTGCCGGGCTTTACATTGTTAAAGTGCACATGAGACGAGGCGTTTGATAGCTCGGGCCCTTGTACGTAATCCAACTCAACCATCTGTTTGTTCATACGTGGGTCATGGTAGATGGGGTACGATCCGCCCTCTGGCGTCTCTAAAAAGAACCAACCGCAAAGCTGGCTATTTTTGTGTACGTGTACGTTTGTGCTACCCGTGCATTTAACGTCTTGCCCCCATAAACCTGACAAATACAGTTCGTACTTGTCAATATCGTAACCTTGCTCACGCAAGATTGTGTTGCCCGCTAGCAATAAATAGTCAACCAAGAATTTTAAATCTGGGTCGTTTGCCATGTGCGCTGTCTGGGCTATGGCACCGCCATCTTGAGCGGCAGCGTAATACTTCTGAGCAACCTGAAGAGTATATTCAACCCACTCAGGATGCTCTTCTCGATAAATAGTCGAAGGAAAGTACGCGTAAGCTTCCATCAGGCATTGATTGAAGCAACCAAAACATCCGCAAAGGCGGTAATGTCTGCTGCCGTAACTTCACGGGAATCAGCGGGCTTGCTTCGGGCGTTTTCAATCAATGTCTCTTTAGCCAAACGAATAGCTTCAAGTTTAGTACGCTTAGCTTCTGACGCTGCTTGTTGCGTATTGCGTGAAGTGTCAATAGCGATTGCAATGTCTACTTGTGCTTGTTGTTCAGTTGTTAAAGCCATGTTGTGCTCCTAATTAAGAAAGATTAGCCATTGGGATGGACGCGTAATACGTTGTCCCACCGTCTGGGGTAAAGAAAAACCAAATATCAATAGCGTTAGCTGTTGTTGTACGTGTTACTGAACCACCGGGATACTTGAATGTACCGCCAGAAAAAGCAACGGTTCTACCGGGTGTGGCATCGTTTGTCAAAATAAGTATAAAAGAAGAAGCGCCAGTCGCAACGGGGTATCGCAAAGTAATTGTAGCGCTACCATTAAGTGTTGCAGTAAAAACACCGCCACTTGTTACATCAAGGTTGATTGCTGTACCCGTATTACCTAAAGCAGTTACTGTGTCGGCGTAGCCAATAGCTTTGATGTAGTTACCGGTTGTTACGGCGGCAGAAATAGCCAACAAGTTTGTAGAAGATGGAGCAGCACCTGCACCGCCACCAACCACCACATTGTTTGCCGTCAAGGCAGCAGAAGAGGCCAAAGTACCAGCGGCTGTGTAAGCCAAAACACCACCAGAAGTTCCCGCTGTTAAGCCAGTTCCGCCGTTGGCAACGGGTAATGTTCCCGTAATTTGAGAAGCTAAATTGACGCCCGAAAGAGTGCCGCCCAATGTCAAACTGCCAGAGGTTGTAACTGAGCCAGAAAGAGAAATCCCATTAACTGTGCCTGTACCGCCAACGGACGTTACAGTACCGCCAGTTCCTGTAGCGTTAATTGTTTGATTAGGCCAAGTACCTGTAATAGTTACGCCAGTGCCTTGAACAAGCGCAGGGGTGGCAGTAGCTGTACCGCCGTTGGCAATAGGCAAAAGCCCAGTGACGTTGGTAGTTAGGTTAGCAAACGTTGTTGAAGTTGTGCCTGTGCCACCATTTGCAATGGGCAAAGTTCCGGTGACGTTGGTAGTTAGGTTAGCAAACGTTGTTGAAGTTGTGCCTGTGCCACCATTTGCAATTGGCAAAGTTCCGGTGACGTTGGTAGTTAGGTTAGCAAACGTTGTTGAAGTTGTGCCTGTGCCACCAGAAGTTATTGGAAGCGCAGAACCCAGAGTCAAAGAAGTGAAGTACGAAGCCGCATCAACAACGTTTGTACCGTTGTTGTATACCAGCGTTGCCTTACCCGCAGGTACAGATATGCCCGTGCCTGAAGTGTTCTTAACTGTTTTAGCGCCTGTGCCGGTATTGTTAATGAGGTAAAACTTCTCGATCTGGCAACCAGAACCCAATATCAAATTACGCACAGAGCCTATACCCGTGGAGCTTTCTGTGATGTTTAAACGCAAATTTCTAGCCGATTGGGATGCCACAGAGTCTGTAAGCGTAATAGTCACATCTGCGTCTGATGCAAAATCTACGGTGGCAGAGCCTGTAATAGCCTCTCCTAATACAGCGTCGCCAAGGTTTACATTGGTAGCCGTCCCCCATGTGCCCGGGTTATCTCCCGTCCCTTGCAACTCTACTTTAAGCGCTGACCATGTTGATGCCATTTTTAACTCCTAGTTTGTCGATATAGCAACCCAAGCTGCTGTTTGCGTATTATCTATCACACTCCAAGCAAATGCTTGTGAAATTGATCCAGCCGTTCCGGTTGCCGAAACTCCTGACAGCGATATCTCAATACCAAAAGACCCAACCGAACCTGTAGCACTAACACCACTTAGTGCAATGCTTTCCGAAACTTCTTCAGTACCAACTTGACCCGTACCGGACACGCCAGAAAGCTGTATACCAACACCCACACTGCCTGCCGTACCTGCGGCTTGAACACCCGACAACGACTGTTCAATGCCCAGCAGTCCAACCGCACCAGTAGCATTAACTCCCGACAACTCAACTGTAAACTGACCGTCAACCGATCCAACCGCACCAGTTGCACTAACGCCGGTAATGCCTATTTCAATACCAAAACTACCAACTGCGCCTGTACCCGCGACACCTGTCAGTGCAATACTTTCTACAACTTCTTCATTGCCTACCTGCCCTGTAGCGGATACCCCTGTTAAAGCTTGTTGTAGCAGAACATCAACTGAACCTGTTGAGCCTGTGCCTGCTACGCCGGAAAGTTGTAGCCCTACTCCAACATCTCCCACTGCCCCTGTACCAAATACCCCTGTTAAAGCTTGTTGCAGCAGAACACCAACTGAGCCTACCGACCCAGTAGCGGACACCCCCGACAAGGATGTTTCAATATTTAGTGTACCTACTGCTCCTGTGCCAGATACCCCAGATAGTACAGCGGATAAGCTATAAATAACCGATCCAACTTCGCCTGTACCAGATACCCCAGAAAGCTGTAGACCTACTCCAACATCGCCAACTGACCCAGTAGCCGCTACACCAGATAGCGCAACACTTTCCTCAACTCCGACCGATCCAACAGAGCCAGTTGCACTAACGCCCGTTAAATCTGCGGTTGTACCCCCAATAACTGATCCAACAGAACCAGTACCTGCTACACCTGTAAGAGCAACACTTTCCTCAACTCCAACTGATCCAACAGAACCAGTACCTGCTACACCTGTAAGAGCAACACTTTCCTCAACTCCAACTGATCCAACAGAACCTGTACCTGCTACGCCGGACAACGCAATATCTGTTGAAACTCCAACCGAGCCAACAGAACCCGTGCCACCTACACCCGACAGCGCAATGGAAATGACTAAAGCAACTGAGCCAAGAGCGCCCGTGGCTGATACACCTGTGAGCGCATTTTGACTGCCGCCCCAAGTATTATCACCCCAAGCGTCTGCGCCCCATGCTGTAGACATGACTTACCAATTACGCAATTCGCAGCAATCCGGTCGATGCATCGTTAACTGGCATAGTCAGTGAAAACGTACCCGCAGCAACTGTTTGAGGCGTAAACGTGTAAACAGCCACAGATTTTTTGCCTGAGTTTGTGTCGTTGTACAAGAGCATTGCATCAAACGAAGTTGCTAACGTAACTGTCGTGTAGGTAATACTCGCAGATGGTGTCAGAAACGATGTCGTGCCAGAGCTACTTGGTGCTGTACCAAACGTCACAACCACACCGCCAGCGTTGTAACCCGAACCAGACACTTCAGTTACCGCGCCTGTGTAAGAGGTTGTTGCAGCGCCCAAAGAACTTGCCGCCGTGTACAAAGCCGCTTTAAACACATCAGCAGTTGCTACTGTGTGAGCAGGGATGCCCGTTGCATTAAACGCATGAACTGCGTTAAATAAGTCCACCTTAAATGAGGTGGTCATTGCTTGTGAATTTGCCATGATATTTCCTTAAAAAGAAGCGGTTTCACCAAAACTAACAACTGCACGTTTTAAACGCACATGCGCAGAACGGTGAACTAATTCACCGGCTAACCAATACTCCACCCATGTGGTAGTTTCGTTATCATTATCAATGGTTCCCTCAAGCTTTTCAAGCAATGATTCGTCCATTTCACCTTTGGTTGTGGTAATCAATTTGAACTCCTGATAAGAGCCGCCGTAGCGGTGTTTGCGGGCATGGTGATTGTAAATGTAACAGTGGATGTTTTGTCAGAACCAAAATCCAAAACAGCTATGGATTTATTGCCTTGGGTGAAGTTGTAAATTAACGCGCATCTTGCGGTAATTGCGCCTGTCCACGATATGTTTGGGAAGCCGACATAGGCTGTGTATCCAGAAGTGTTGACTGTGATTGGTGTTAACTGTGCTCCACCAAGCGCATAGGTGCCTGTAGCTGGTACTTCATCAGTTGAACTGTATACAGTTGTATCTTCGTTTAGATTAGCGTTAGCCGTGTACAAAGCAATTTTGATGACGTCAGTCGTCAGGTCATGGATACCTTGATACAACTGCGCCTTAAAGCTCGTGGTCTGGGTTTGGATAATCGACATATCAAGTTACCTTCTGACGGAACTGACCAGAACGGTAAGCGTCTTGACGCTCCATGCCATCGCCCAAACGTTTTGCAAGTGCTAATGCTTCCATGAACTTGCCGTTGTACAACTGCATCATGTCTGACTCACCTTTCATGTAGGTGTAAGCCTCAACCAAAGATGCGTACAACAACACCGTGTCAAAGTTATCACCTAGCCATGAAGTAAAAGGTGCCACGGAAATGCTTGGCGGGTAGAAATAGTAGTGCAGTTCAGAACTGTATCCCGCATCTGGCGTGGGGCCAAGAATAAAAGTTAACTCTGCCGCATTATCCGAACGTGGGCCAAACAGTGCGTAATACTTAGGAATCCCCGTGTCTGTGGGCTGGGGGTACGCCTGCCGGATGAAGTTAACATCTTTGTTTAGCAAGTACTCATACTCACCACTGGCGTTAATGACAGCCAATGAATACACCGCTAAAAAATCCGTAGGGCACTGCAAGTACTTGTTTGATGGCGACATCACCCCTGTCACGTTCTTGCGAATAGACGGGAACTGCACCGAGTTATAAATACGCTGCTCAGCTTGCGTAACGAACACGGGAATATTAGCCACGAAATCTGCTTCCGTGTTCTCCGTGTACGCCTGAATAGCGTTACTGAGTGCTGTGTAGTCCATGCTTATGCCATCGGGCCTCTAGCCATAGTTCCCTTGGTCGCCGCACCGTTACCACGGGTGACAATACCGGATGTCTTAGTGGTTTCGTTACCAGCAGCTTTGCTGATGTTGCCAACAGACATATTAACGGTATCAGCCTTACTGCGATTGGGTGGGGTGCCGGGGTTCTGGGATATGCCCACAGGCGCACCACTCATGGTGTGAGGCTTGGCGTACGCAGAAGCAGGTAGATTGTTTATCTTGGCCATGTTATTTCCCCTGATTCTTAATTTTAGCCATATTGCGACCATACTGCATCATCATCTCATTGGTCTTACCGCCCTTGGCAAGCTTTGTAGGCTTTTTGCCGGGGTGCATATTTTTCTCGTGCTTGCCGACAGCAGACTTAATCATCTTCTTGTCTTGGGCTAAATCTTTCTTGTCCATACTAGACTCCTATGTAACTGTTACTGTAACTGTACCAACAAACGTCGTTGCCACCAAGTAGTTTGGCGTCAAAGCGACATCAAAATTACTCGACCCCCCAACGGGGTTCCACCCCCACTGAACATCCCGTGAACCGCCAGTCAAATTGCCACTAGCGTTTGTGCCTGCTGTAACGTACGTTGTGTCCTTGCGCGGGTTACGCACAGCCTGCGGATCATCCACTGGGTACATACCCAACTGCAACTGCGGCTGATCGGGATCCCAGCACGTATCACACACCATCAAATTGTAAAGCTTTGTCTTGATAACTTCTTGTCTCAAAGCCGTCAATTTGAACTGTTGGCCGCACCTATCGCACATGGCGATACTGTTCTTACCAGAAGCAAACCGATTGCCCATTTACGTACCGCTACCAATAAACATTTGCCTCGGAACAAAACGAACCGAAGCCTTCTCACGATCTTCATCAGCGGCCAACTGCCAAGCTTCATCGTATTGTTGCTTCAAGACCGGCAGGCGATCAGCGCCATTCTCAATCTTAAGAGCCAAGTAGTAAGCTAAACCTGCCACCATACAGGGCAGGAAACGGAAAGGCACATCCATTGTGCGCACGCCACCGCCAGCATCATCAATACGGCGCATGCGCCAGTAAACAAACTGATACGTTGTGCTGTTGTCTGGGGTTGGCCAGAGGGTCACAGAGGGGAGATTCTGCGTGTACACAGACACACCAGTCAAATGTGCTGCGGCAGTTGTGCCGTTCTGCCCACGGAAACAGTTGTAGAGCACATTGCCCGAGATGTAACCGTACTGGATGGTCTCGTTTTCAATCAACAAGAACCCTGTAGCTGGAAGCCCCGCCACGGAAGTCAACGTAATCGTAGTGGCCGTAGCCGTGATCCCGCCGTTAAGCGTGGTGCCAATAGAAGAAGTCTGACCATCTAAACGCTGATACCACACCTGAATGGGGCGGGCTTGTTGCAGTTTGTTAGGAATCGTGGCGTAAGTAGAAACACTGATACGTGTGATGGTCAAGTCAGCCTGCGTGGATGCGCTCCCCGCGCCCGTACGAATTACATGCTCAAGTAGATCCACTGTATCTACGGGCAGTGCGTAGGTGTTCAGACCCGGAGTCAGGTTAATCGTACCCTGCTCAAACGTCCACATATTGACACCGCGATTTGCCCAATCAGCAAACATCAAATTCAATGAACGACGTGCTGTACGCAGGTCGTAGCCCGTACGCAACTCCGAACCAGCGCGTTCAAACGCTTCCTCAACCAACTCTGTAAGGTCAAGGTTAAACGCTGCGGTTCCTGAAGTGGTCATCTAAAGCCTGCCGTTTTCTTTGCGATTGTTTTGGGTTGCTTTACGAATTGTTTTCCGGCGGCTTTTCCTGCACGCTTGGCTTTGGTCGTCGCAGCGTACTCAGCAGGGCTGAGACTTTTGATCGCAGCGCTTGGAAGGTATCTTTCACCAGTGTCAGAAGATTTTTTACCACTTTTGGTTCTCCATTTTTGGTCGCCCCAATCCTTTAATGATTTTTG